TCTATCACATAATAATTGTAACTGGCTCAGTAGTAATAGTCGCAGTTGAGTGTCCATCATTATCGGATAAAAATAAATCATAAGTTCCGATTCGGTCAGGACCAACTACGGATTGTAATGTCCAGGTTTTGTTTGCCACAATTACTTGGTCGCCCATTTGTAATAATGACGGGTCGCATTTAACTACCTTAGACATAGCACCCCTTTCGTAATGGTTACTATATTGTAATCCTTACGATTTGACTATGCCACGCAAAATCTCTTTGACGCTCTGAGGCATTGGAACGGCTTTTGCTTTGTGTTCCTCGTTTAAGCGGTCTATCTCTGCTTGGCGCTCGCGCTCCCTGCGGTATCTTTCGGCGGCTTCTGCCTTAGCCTTTGCCGCTTTTTCCTCAAGGGTCAGCGTTCTCTGCGGGAGAGGCTCATCTTCCCAACGCCCTTGATTCAACCATGTTGAGGGGTGCGGTGTGAACTCCTGGACTCTGTTAGGGTCATTTGCGAACCTTTTGACCCCCTCTAGTATCGTGTCTAAGTCTGTCTTTGTGAGGGCTTTTTCAAAAGCAGTTTTCGCGGCAAACTTTCCGACCTTTCTAGGATATAAGTTCCAAAATACATCAAATGACGGGATGGTTATGGGTGGTTCAACAGGATGGTTCTTGGGGCGTTGTTGTCGCCCCGTATCTGGCCTTAGTGTCGCCCCGTTGGTTTGTTGTTGTCGCCCCGTCATGCTGTCGCCTCGTAATCTAGACATGTTAATTGTGTAGCGGTGTGGCCTTCTATCCTCTCTGCAATTAGCCGACCCGCCAGCATGTTTCTCCATGCGTAAATATCCAGCACTTACGAGGGCATTAACACATCGCTGAACAGTCCGTATGGACACGCTTGCTTTTGTGGCTATCGTTGCCTGGCTTGGCCAGGCTTCCGTGCCGTCATCGCTAGCATGGTCAGCAATAACTAAGAGAATCATCTTCTCAGTTGTCGCTAGATTTGTTCTCCAAACCTCTGCCATAACCCGAACGCTCATAACACTCCCATATTCTCTCCCAACCTAGCCCATAAGCCTCTAAATCAAAGCGGGCGCGCCGAAGTTGTGCTGGATATTTTTTTGGTTGAGATACGGAGCGGCGTTCCATACTGGTCATGCCACCCCATACCCCATAATCTTCATACTGAAATGCATACGCTAAGCAGTCTTTCCATATCGGACAGCGAGCGCAAATACTTCTCACCGCGTTTATGTAATCGTAAGCCTTCACGCTTCTTTCTTCTTCTACTGCATAGAACAAATCTGTCTGTGTGCCAAAACACTCGCCTTGTTCCCACTTTACTTCGTCGAACTTGGGCATCCTATCTCTCCGCTCGGGTCGTAATATCCGCAATACTTAGCACAAAACGATACGCGTTCTGTTGGCTCAGGTGCAGGGTCATTGTTTGCGACAATGGCGCGGATATTATCTAACCATGCTATGCCTTCTAAAGCAATAGCCTCGGAGTAATCTTCAACATGCACCCTAATATCTTTCATCTCACCATCTCTAGCGAGTGCGACTAGAGAAACCTGATTTACTTGGTAGCCTTCTTGCGCTAGCAACCAGCCGTAAATATGCACTTGATAAAGTTGAGCGGAACTAGGAAAATATCGCATGTTCCGCACCTTAGTTGTTTTCCAATCCACAACTAGACCCTTATCTTTTATGAATAAATCAATGTTGCCTGTAATCTTTGGGTGGCTTACTCGGTGTTCAATTAAAAAGTTTTCGCCAAATGGGTCTTCCCTCTTAATTGCTTCTTGGATACCTTGATGGATAAAAGTTCCCATAATGGCGGCCAGGACTTCGGTATCAGGATTAGTTGCTGGAGTGCGTTGTAACATGTGCCAAACACGGCGCCTACAACCGCCTACGGCACTTGGACCAACATCAACCTGTTTAGACCTCTCCCGACCTCCGTCATGGGCTGTAAGAGCCGTAGATAGCATCTTGAATAAATCAACTGTCATTTCTCTCCCCGAATAGTTTTAATAATGTTATCTACTAAATAACCATCATGTAAATTACCGCACCGCTCACATACACAAATAGGCATGTGCGACATACGAACTTCATTAGCAATTTGACTACGCCAATATACTTCCCAACCTTTTTCTGTAATTACAAAAGTGTCGCTCATATAACCTCCATGCTTGTCCGAACGCTTGTTCCAATAGAACGCGCGATATCTACTTGAGTTCTAATTCTTTGGACATTTGCCCTAGCACCGCGAACTAACGCCTCTGCCGAAGCCATACGCAGATGTAATTCTTCATTGTCAATAATTGCTATATCCTCGCGCTCACCTACTGTGTAATTCTTGCCGTTAGGTGCTGAACGCTTTGCCATGCTTAACCGAGATTTGGCTAAAGCAATTTCGTATTGTGCTTTGACGGATAAATAATGGCTCTCCGCCTCTACAAGTTCCGAATGTGATTCATCAACTTCGCGTGATAAATCTTTTAATCTATTTTCTACCATCTGCGGAGTTAGGACAACATTACTCATTGTTTTCCTTTTCGTCTTTGTCTTGAATTATCAAGACTTTAGCGGCATCAGCAGACAAATCCATAATGTCGGGGATAAGATTAAAACCAGCCATCTCTAAAGCAAGCGCCAGTTCTATTGGCGTTTCTTTTAGATATGCGGCTACTGCTTTAATCGCCAACATATTCATGTGAACAGCAACGACAAATCCAGCAGGCGGTTGAAACTTTTTGTTTTTACTCATAAATGACCTCCACAATGACGACATGTTTTTACTTTGCGTTTGGCTGTTGGCCTTGTATATACATGACTAGGCAAAACATAAATTGCGCATTTATCTCGCTTAGTCATAAGGCGGTCAATTAATCCCTCTTTGTGTAAGACGGACAAGACGCCTGACGCTGAACCATGATGCCAACCAGTAGCATCAGATAATTCTTTCCAGGTCATACCCTTAAAGCCATAACCATCTAGTAGTTCTAGGGTAATTTTTTGGCGGTTTAAGGTTGTGCCGTTAGAATCCTGTTCTTTCGCGCGGTCATGGCTTGTATCTGACCCTGACCAACCCGAAGTTCCTGCATAAGGCAGGAGCGGTTGGTTAAGGCTCATGCTGATAGTTCCTTAACCCGCGTGTTAATGCGGTCTTTAAGAGTGGTTTTGCCTACCTTTGCATCTAGGATTTCTCCATGCTCTGTCCAAATGGCTCGCAATACTTCCATGTCGCTAATTGCTGTTACCTGCTCAATTAGGGCTTCGGCGCGGGCTAACTGGTCTGCCGAAAATACCTGTGCTGGTTTCTCTTTGACTGGTATTGGCTTGCGGGGTTCGTTTTGATACCGCTCAACCTTTTCCATTTCTTGACGGCTAGGGCGTTTGCCCTCGCTTGAGAATCCGCAGTTGGCGAGCGCCCTGCCGATAGCAGAGGTTTCTCCATTTTCTAGGGCTGAGGTTCTATTGACGGGGCTTGCCCCTACAATTTCCTCAGCGTAACCAGTCGCAATCGCGTGTATGTCCTCGCGGGTAAAAAAGATTTCTGCCTTTACAATAAACCTACGCTCGTCATGAAATACGAGGTCGGTCAATACACGCCCTTCGGGGTGCTTTTTCCAAAAACGAGCCAGTCTGACTTCAACTGTTTCGTAATCATCCAAGTTGAACTTGGCCATGCTTGCCTTCTTTCTGTTAGGGGGCTATCGCCCGTTGGGTCGTACTGTGCCTTATAAATTACATAATGTCCAGGATATTGCTCGGCGTGGCGCGTTTTTTGCTCTGTAATTAGTGGCAGAATCAGGGTATGGATAAACCTAAACAATTTGAGTTCCCGCCAACCGCTAGGGTTATTTTGAGCCTTCATCAGTTGTATGTTGAAATTGAACATGAGGCTGTTTATCCTGACCAAATCACGGATATGTCTAGTCGCGCATACGAATTATTTATGAACGCTCTACGAGGGGCTAAAGAAGCGGGTATGGACATCCGCAAGACTCCTGACTATGAGTTTGATGAGGAAGAAGAAGAATAAATCTGCCCGCAAGTTCCGCAGACCAAATCGTATTCGTGAGTAGCCGTTAATCGGCGGTATGAACTAGAGAATCTAAATCCGCTCATAATGTGGCAGTCGCCACCGCAAGCGCATTTCATAAATCACCCATTTCAGCATTGACAGAACGCTGTAAAGCCATGTCGTTGTGTCGCCAAAAAGGGTCGCTACGAAATCCGCGAGCGGCAAATGCGTCTAAACATGGCTCACAGATAGGGCGTGAGTCTTGAGTATCGGCAAGAACTTTCTCTCCGCAGTCGTGGCATTTTTTCCAACGCTTCATTAAATAGTTCTCCAAGGGGCATTAGGGTTTGGAATATATCGTTTAAGAATTTCAGGCTTGCCTCTGTATCCACAAAAATCGCAATACAAAGTTATGAGGTCGCGGTCCTCTAGTGGGTGTATTAGCCATTGAGAACGCTTACCGCACTTGCATTCAATGTTATCTAGGTTTTGATATTTTTTGCCGTTAATTACATACATTATTTTGCCTTTCGTTTGGGGGCTTGTTGCCCGATAGTCCAAACCTACGGCATACGCTTGCGCGTGTCAAGAACTTTTACAAAGTTTTTATAACTTTTTTTGTGGCGTTGCTCACAATGTTAATCAAGCCATATTTTATATGCGGCTGTAACGCGACCTTTTTCGGGGTCAATAAAATGAAGTCTTTGTGATGGCGTTGCGCTCGCCGCTAACATCACTCCTGCGTATCGGTTATCGCTTTCGGTGCTACCTGTTTGATACACGCTACCTAATCCATTAGCCATAGCCCACTCTGCGTGAGTGTGATAATGACCAATATAAACATCTCTAAACTCCCAGGGATATGAGCCTGAACGCCAGCGATTTACATGTTGGACAATAGCGCCAGGACTTGCGAATCCATTACGGCCTACTTCATCACCATGAATTAACAATGCGCGATAGTTTCCTATCTCTATTCTTTGTATATCCTCAGGGCATTCGTGCCAGGTTAATCGTTTCTCTTTTGATAATAACTGGCGCGCTAATTCATAACACATGCGGTCAAAGTTATCTGAACGCGGAACGGCATCACGCTTGCTACCTATACGGCCATGGTTGCCCCACTCAGCCCATACTGTAACTTTTTCATAGTTAGACAGGGCATACTTCACAACATCCACGCACAGCCTAGATACATTGACATATTGCTCAAAGAGCGTGGAATCTATCTCAAATGCCTGGGTCGGGAAATTAAATAAACCCTCAACCATGTCGCCGCCAAACATAATTACACAATGCTTTACGGCGTGGTCAGCCCTTTGTATATCTGTAATTCTTACTGCTTTTTGCGCAAACTCCATTACGCGCTTTCTCATAATTTCGCTGTTATAACTGGTAGTTCGTTTAGCGCCTTGCCAGTCCGTCATGTGCCATAACGCAACCTCAGGTTTCGTTTTGCTACCTTTTGCTACCTCAGGGATAGCGGTCTGCGACAAAGGTCCAAGAGATAACATTGCGTCAAAAGCGGCTTGATGAGTTGCGGCAACTAGTTCCTCGTTGCGTTCTTTGGCTTTCTTTAATTGTTTTTGTAGTCGGACAAACGCATTTTGTAATTCCCTAATGTTCTCTGATTTTAATTCATCAGGTTCGTTATCAAATGCGTCTTTAAGTGTCATCTATTTATTATTTCTATCGCGTGTTTTATGTATCCCAATTTATCAACCCATGAATCGTAATGTTCAGGATTATTAAATGCGCGCACAGTTTTTAATGCGTCCATCATTAACGCTACTTGGTGCGGCTCAATAGGTTCTATATCTAAAAGAGCGCCCCAAATCATTCCTATACGCTCAAAATTATAAAGAGCATCTCCGTATTCGGATTTTCTTTGGTCTAGGATTTCTTCGAGCGTGGGCTTTGCGGGCAACGGCATATTCCTTTCTTATGTTCCATGATGGATATTTCTGCTATGCGATACCCCTCTGCCCTTAATGCTTTAGCGATAGTTATATTGGGGAATTTTTTTTCTAATGCTTCTTCTAATGTTGCTCTATCCTCAGGCGACAATTTATTTATAAGTCTTTGGAATGGGCAATAAATAGTGGTTTCTACAACATACTTATCTAACGACTGTTTCAACGCCATGAGAAAAGCCTATCGCAAAGAGTCAAGAAAAGAAAGAACCCCGCCGTAGCGGGGTCTTTCGGCGTGTCGCAATTACTTTTTCTTTTTGTCTTTCTTAGCCAGTTTATCTAGTTCTACATCAACCCAGTCGGCTACGCGGCCAAAAGCAGGGTCATTTTTATCTATACCGCGAATTGCTGGACCCACAATAGCGGCGGCGGTTGCCAATGCTAGTGCTTTAAGGTCTGTGATTCCGCCTAGATATAAGGCTAAAGCGGTAAGCGCAAAATGGCGAAGCGCTGATTTAACGATTTCAATATGTTGCGTTTTCATTTTTCTCCTTTATTGGGCGGGCTACTGCCAATACATACTTGTATGGCCGTTTCTTTTTATAGACCCCATCTCCATTTGCCTGAGAGCCTTGAGCATTTCCTGATGTGTTGCCCTCTATACACACTAGGATTTTTCTTACTGTGTTGTTTTTAACTACGATGCCTACATGGTCAGGTTCGGCATCTGTATCAAATTGGAAGAAAGCAATATCGCCTGGTTGAGCCTGGCCTATTGGAACCAGTTTATTCTTTTTTGTAAACCAGGCCAAACCCGCCGCGCAAGAAGCAAAACCTTTTTTACCGCTTGCGGCAACATGCTTTACAAAACCAGCCTCATTGAATACCCAGGATACAAACATGGCACACCAAGGTTGTTTGTCTAATCCATACCATTTGCCAAACTTTGTTTCGTTAATACCGACTTCCTGGTATCCGATTTCTGCCTTCGCAATTTCTATTACGCTCATGCCTTCTCCACTAATAATCGGTAAATCTCGTCTATACGGGATTCTAATTTATCTACTTTATTGTCTATATCTTTGATTTTATCTTTGATGCTTGTTCCGCCATTTGGTTTTAATTCAGCAAGGTAATACTTAACTAGATGACGGACGCCCATAGCGATTGCACCTATAAGAGTTGTTATCCCAACTGAGAGGGCTACCCATTCATTAACAGACATAGCGAGAAGTATAACCTTATGGATAACTTGATTCGGTAATTTTCTTAAAGGCTGTGCCATTCCAATATACAAGCCTTGAGGTATGGGTATCAAAGAAAATGTCGCCAGTTCTAGGATTACTTGGCGGGCTAGTATTTAGATTTACATTTGGCGCGGTAAAACGGACAGCCGTTTCTAACTTACGCAAGCGTTGTTCTATTTCCTGGAACATTACACGCAAATCAGGTGGCTGGTTAATGTATGCCATAATCCCTCAGTTCGTAGTAATTGTTAGAGTTATAGTAACGCGTTCAGGACCATCTTCGCCAGGTTGAACGCTTAGACCCACAATACGATAAATCTCATCAAGAGTATTAGGGAAGCGATTATCAGTAATTATTAAACGCGCGTCATCACCTAATTCGTAAGTTCCAAATACTGGGTCTATGTAGGCTGGAACTGTTATTGTAATAATTGGTGGCGGTTCTGCGAGCGCCTGGACTTGCGCAATAGCCAACTCATCTAAAACTGTTTGGTCAGTTATATCTGTGTATGAAACTGTGCTATCTAATAACGGAAACCCTGCCGTAAGTGATGGCGTGTCTTGAGATGTTGCCCGTAATTTACCTTCGTTAGAGCCAGCGCCAGTTACAAAAAGATTATTTGCTGTAATAGAACCATCTTCGGGGTATGAATACTCAACAATATTGCCAGCAGGAAATACAAATACTGGCGTATCTAAATCGCCTACGCCCGTAGAAACATGCCCTGTTCTTGGATAACCTAATACAAGAGTTTTGAGCGGCTCATTAGTAACAGGAGCATAAGATAACGAAATGTTAAAATCAAATCCGTCATCTTGTTTAGATAAATCTAAGATAGCCGAATACACATTTTTATATTCGTAATCATAATAAACGCGGTCAATAAGTATGCCTGAGGTTTCACTACCTGTAATAACTCCTATATCGCCACTTGCCACAGCCTGTGCGTTATTTACTAAAGTGCGGGCAATTAAAAGTTGGTCTGCGTTAGTAAAGGCTTGCGTAGTTGTAATTAAACGCTTTTCAAAATAACTTTCAAATTCTCTTGCTGTAATGCTGAGAGTTTGTTCTGTGCTGTTATATGAGCGATTCCAAATTATTCCGCCCCATACTAGGATTCCGTTTCTATCTACATAAATAGCATTACGGGCAGGTTGCGTAGCGGCAGGGATATTAAATGCGGCGCTATCAATACCTGATAAAAGTATATGACCACTAAATGTGCCAGCCTGGTTTAACTGTTCTGTAAAACTTACTGAGGTTAGCGGTAACTCCGCAATAATCTCATTGGTTAAGAGGTCGGCAAATAAATACCGATAAGTGGTAGTCATTTGCTAACTCCTTAATAAGTTATTGAGCCGCTTCCAGTAAATTTGTAAATCGTGTAAGAACCTGATGTAGTTACAGTTGGACTTCCTGTTGTTGATGTTGCCGCTTGAAGTGCGCGAAGAATAACTACTCCTGAGCCGCCATTTCCACCATTACCATTTCCACTTGGAGTTGAAGCCGCACCAGCACCACCGCCACCACCTGTATTAGCAGTTCCAGCGGTTCCAGTATTACCACCACCATTTGCACCAGCACCACCGCCACCATTTCCTCCAGCGCCTCCAGGATTAGAACTAACATACCAACCACCGCCACCACCTCCACCTGCATAAAATAGAGATGAACCCGTAATAGCAACTGCTCTGCCGACACCTCCAGCCCCACCAGCCTGACTTCCAGTAGAGTTATTACCTATCGCTCCAGCACCACCGCCGCCACCACCGCAAGCATCGGTGCTTACGCCACTTCCACCAGCAAATCCTTGATTTGCAGTTCCAGCCGCGCCTGAGCCATTACCACTATTACCACACCGCGCTCCACCTGAACCACCAATTACACCCTCAATGTTTCCACTACTTCCGCCACCACCGCCTCCAACAGAAGTAATTGTTGTTAAACTGGTGCCTGAGATACTAGAATCGCCTCCGTTTGTTCCTTTAACGGCGTTTGTTGTAGAACCCGTACCACTTGCTCCAACAGTAATCGTATAACTCGTTCCACCAATTAAAGTTACGGCACTTTCAACTGTTCCAGGAGTTCCTCCACTTGCAGTAACAGTAGAACGAAGTCCTCCCGCACCGCCACCTCCAGCGCCTCCTGTGCCAACATTTACATAACCTCCACCGCCACCACCTGCAACTACAAGATAATCAACAGTTACAGGAATATAAGCAGTATTACCAACTAACATACTTCGGCTGATAAGTTTATTTTTGATACTTAAAACAGCCATTACGCTACCTCAGGTGTTAAAACCTCTAGCCATGTCAAATCATCTTCTGACCAACGATAAGTCTTGCCGTCTGTTGGATAAGGTGTTGGCGCTTCCCATTGAGCAGTATCTTCATCAAGAGTCCAAGAGTTAAAAGGTTTTGGCGCAATAAAAGCATTTAGCGCGGAATCATATTTGAATCCAATGCCAGCATAGTTCTTGCGAATTGTTGCGTTGTAAGAAGTTTGAACCCACTTAGTATCTTCGCCAAAAAGTGATTTACAAAAGATTACTCCCTTTGCTTCACTCTCTACGCCGTCAAGGAGTAGTTCATCGTTAGCAACAACAATTACCTGCGTTACTACATTGTTCTCATCTAGTTGTGCGAAGTGTGCCATTTTTTCTCCTTATTTAGACTGTGATACTACCTGAACCTGTAAATGTGTAATAAGTA